GTTTGTAATCTTACATCGATTTTTGACGGTGCTAAACTTAATGAGTTTGAAAGGTGGTTTCTAACCGCTGGCACAAAACCATTTCAAACCCTCGTCAACATGCACCAATTCGGCTACGAGGTCGAGAAAGAGAAGCGGTATTTGGTGAAGATGAAAGGGATTTCCTCTCTTTTTAGACATTTAAAATATAATTTATTGACTGAAAAATGGTATATGGGCAATGATACAGAAAATGAAGAGGTGAAAAAAACACACACCCGCAAAGAGATAGAAGATGCGGGATTTGGCTGGGTATTTGATTGTCCGGGTATTGAGATTAAGGAGGTAACAGAATGATACCAAAATTTAGAGCGTGGCATAATGAACTTGGCAGAATGATGTCGATATCAGACATGTGGTTCAATGTTGATTCGTTAGGAGAAATTGGATTGAATGACGCAGTCATGAATGATTATATTACAGTATCTCCTGACGAAATCGAACTCATGCAATCAACAGGACTCAAAGATAAGAACGGTAAGGAAATCTTTGAGGGGGATATTATTACAAACGGTCAAAATGTTATGTGTATGAAGAGACATAACACGCTAGGTTTTTATGTAGAGGAAAAAGGAGAGGTTGAATTTATTGCAGACAGTGCAGTTTTAGAGGATTTTGAAGAGGATGCTAAAGAGATTGCTGATAGACTTGAAATCATCGGCAATATCTACGAAAACCCAGAACTTTTGGAGGTGGAGTGATGACAGATGTAAAAGATTTTATTCTAGCTATCAATAATTTAAAAATTGATATTATAAAAAACTCAGATAATCTAGACAGCTATGAGTTAGGAAATATCAAGAGCCATGCACGGGATTTATATGAGAGTCTTGTATGGCTGCAGTATGCGAAGGAAGAGGTTGGGTGAATGATTATTAAAGATTATAAATACGAAAATTCGACAGATGGGATTCATTACATAATTGATGTAGATGGTTATGAAGTTGAAATGCATCACACTAGAACAGAGTACGGCAGTGTGCAACATGATGACATAGAATATTTTTTGGATGAAATCGCCGAATACGATGTACAAGAAGCGGAATTGATTGAAGACTTTGTAAGACTTCAAAGTTATCTGTTAATGTATGGAGTTGGATTTACTCTTAAAAACGCTGAAGAGGTATAGTGATGGAAGAAATGAAAAGAGATTTTGCAGGTAAGTTGTACAGAAAAGCTTGTGAAATTGCAGAATTTTATGAAGAACAAATGGATAGTGAAGACGATAACGAGGTCTTTGATATTGAGGAGTGTTTAGTGGAGTTATGTCAGCTAGTTTTTGATGAAATGATTTTTTGTCAAGCGGCAGTGTCGAGAACATACTTCGCAACATTGCCAACAGACAATCCTCATATTATGAGTGAAGCAAGAAAAGAATTGCCTTTTAAACCAAAGCAGGAGATGGAAGAATGAAACGATTCTTAATTGGCTATGCCTTGCTTACTACTTGCTTGTTATTCATGCAACGGTCGATTATAGACGAGCAGCAGAAACCCTTACTTGTTTATCAAGCAGACAATCAAGGATCAGAAATAAAAGGGATTGTAAGCGGCAAGAAAAAAATAGGCAGCTTATACACGATAACAATAAATAATAATGTTTTTGTGGTAAATGAACAGAAATATCAAAAAATTAAAATCGGGGACGAGGTGAAAATTTGAAAGTTTGGATTGTGAGAAAATATTTGAAGACGACAAAAATGGAATATAATCGAACGTCACCTTTTGAAGAAGTCAAATTCCAAACAAAAGAAGAAGCAATTGCTTATAGAGAATCACAAAAGAAAGGCGTCTTCGATATCTATCAAAAAGAATTTTAAAAAGCTATCAGGCTAGAAAGGTGGGAAGTTTGAGAATTGAAACACGATACGGATATTTAATAGACGCGCTTAGACGCTATCCCTTCGATAAGGAAATAAAAGAACGTATCGAAGAAATTACTTTCCCGTATCAAAATTTTGATGAAAACTGGTATATCAAAAGTAAGACCGCAAAGAATACTCCCGAAGCCTTGAAAAATGTCATTATGAAAGAAAATGATCCAGAATTGATTCGACTTTATACGCTAACACAAGCGATTGAAGAATACAAGGCGGAGTGCGGGGCTACGAATTGGGAAGCAATCAAGGCTCTTTATGTAACGCGAACAAAGAACGTCGAAGGCGTGGCCCTTGAACTCTTTATGTCGAAAAACTCAGTATATAGGCACATTATCAAACCATTCTTTGAAGGGCTAGAAAAGAAATATACAAGTATTTTTTTAAAAAGTCACTAAAAGTTGGGAAAAATGCACGAAAAAAGGTGATAAAATTGTATTATCAGGAGAAAAACGAAAAAGAACTTTGAGGCGCGTTATCGCGCTTCTTACGCGGACGACAGGTTCATGGATTCCTTTGTATTTAATCGTTTTTTACCAAACAGAGAAAAGTAGTTGCATTATCTCCCATTAGTTTTTTAATTTATAATTTCAGGCGGTTCGATTCCGCCCGTCCGCTTAGACAAGGTTTTTCATGAGTTTTCCTTGTCAACCTTTCCATTCTACTAGACAGCCCTTTTCGGGCTGTTTTTTATCGCTAAAAATACCGACGAAAGGGGGTGCGTTGTGATGGGATGACGGAAAAACAACAGAAATTTGCAGATGAATATATCATTTCGCTCAATGCTACGCAAGCATATAAAAAGGCTTATCCGAGCGTTAAGAAGGACGCAGCAGCTCGAGCGAGTGCAAGCCAACTGCTAACAAACCCTAACGTAAAGGCTTATATAGACGAGCGACTCGAGAAATTGAAGTCGGAACGTGTCGCGGATCAACAAGAGGTCCTCGAATTCCTAACGGCCGTAATGCGTGGTGAAGTGACCGAGCCCCTTTTGGTTTTGGATGGCGAAGGCACTCAAAAAGTCGTGAGCGCCGTCCCAAACGTATCAACGCGAAGAAGTGCTGCGGTTGATCTCGGGAAACGATTCGGACTATTTGTTGATAAGCAAGAGATCACTCAACGGACAATTGAAATAAAAGTGGGTGAGTGGGATGACGACGACTAAACCAAGGATAAAAATCGAATTCAATTATCCGAGCCGGGTTTTTAATAAGCATATATACGACAAATTGACCGACTATGATACATTTACAGAGGTTCACTATGGCGGAGCTTCAAGCGGAAAAAGTCATGGTGTCATTCAAAAGGTAGTCTTTAAGGCTTGTCAAGATTGGAAACATCCACGCAAGATTCTTTTTTTGCGTAAGGTAGGCGCTACGGTTTATGACTCAATCTTTGAAGACGTGAAGCAGTGTTTGGATAAATGGCAGTTATTAGATAAGTGCAAGATAAATAATTCAGCATATCGGATTGAGCTTCCAAACGGGGCTCAATTTATTTTTAAAGGGTTAGACAACCCGGAAAAAATCAAGTCCATCAAGGGTATTTCTGACGTAGTGATGGAAGAGGCTTCGGAATTTACGCTTGACGATTATACACAATTGACGCTACGCCTTCGGGATAAGAAACACAAGAAGAGACAAATCTTTTTGATGTTTAACCCGGTATCAAAAGTCAATTGGGTATATAATGCTTTTTTTGTTAAAACTCCAAAAAATACAGTCGTCTATCAGACGACATACAAGGATAATCGTTTTCTTGATGACACGGCGAAAGAGAATATCGAGGAGTTAGCAAGCCGGAACGAGGCTTATTATAAGATCTACGCGTTGGGTGAATTCGCGACGCTTGATAAGCTCGTCTTCCCAAAATACGAGAAGCGTCTTCTCAACCCGTCCGAGTGGGATCACTTGCCCGCTTATTTCGGACTCGACTATGGATTCATCAATGACCCGAGCGCGTTCTTACACGTCCGAATAGACGATCAGAATCGAAAACTATACGTCGTTGAGGAATACGTTAGAAAAGGACTTACGAACGACAAGATCGCGGAGGCTATAAAGTCCCTCGGATATGCGAAAGAGCCGATTCGAGCGGATTCAGCAGAAAAGAAATCGAATCAAGAACTTCGGAATTCGGGAATCCCTCGAGTTATCGACGTACAGAAAGGACCGGGATCAGTTATGCAAGGTATTCAATACCTCCTTCAATACGATTGGGTGGTTGACGAGCGTTGCGTGAAGCTGATCGAGGAGCTTGAGAATTATACATGGAAAAAAGACAAGAGAACAAATGAGTACATAAACGAGCCCGTCGATTCATACAACCATTGTATCGACGCGATTCGGTACGCGTTACAAGATCGTATTTTGCAAAGTAAGTCAGTACAAGAACGAATGAAGAACGCGTCATATTACTTCGGGAGGTAAAATTGGTTACTAATTTTTTAAAAGGGACACGCTTTGGAGACCATGCGAACGACCACTTTTTTATGATGACCGAGGACTTCGCAGTCATCGATTATGCGTCTAGCGCGTGGATCGAGCAATTGAAGCGATACGTCAATCGGCACAAGAAAGAGCAATTACCACGCTTGCAAGAGCTCAAGCGTTATTACAAGGGCGATAATAATATCAAGTATCGACCAGACAAGGAAGACTCGACAGCAGCAGACAACCGTATCTCGAGCGATTTTGCAAAGTATATCACCATGTTTGAACAAGGTTATATGCTTGGGAATCCGGTCGAATATAAGAATGAAGACGACGTGGTGCTCGAGAATATCAAGGCATTTTCCGCAAAGAACAATGAAAAGAAACACAACTCGTCAATTAAGAAGGATCTTTGCGTCTATGGTCGAGCCTATGAGCTTTTAACTGTTACGGAGCGCGATCGTGTCGCTTGGGTGAAGCTGTACAAGTTGAGCCCCGAGCAAACATTCGTTATTTACGATGACACTTACGAACAAAATTCGCTTATGGCGGTCAACTATTACGATGTTGACTATGGAGACGCAAAACGAAAGACAATTATCAAGGTATATACAGCAGATCGCGTCTATACTTACGAGTGGAGCTCGCAGAAGAGCGACGGGATGAAGCTCAAAGACGAGCAAGAGCATTTCTTCCACGGTGTACCAGTCAATGAGTACAGCAACAACGAAGAACGCCTCGGATCGTATGAGTCAGTATTAGATAATATCGACGCTTACGACTTATCACAGTCAGAGCTTGCAAACTTCCAACAAAATAGCAATGACGCGATTTTGTTGATTAAAGGAAACCCGTACACAGGAGCAGACGAGAAAGACTTCTTCGATGACGGTCGAATCAATCCAAACGGTCGCCTTGGGGTATCTATGGCATATAAGCGCGCTCAAGTGCTTATTTTGGACGATAACCCGAATCCGGGAGGATCAGCACCAGACGCAAGCTATCTCGTTAAGCAGTATGATAGCGCGGGAGCAGAAGCGTACAAGGAACGTCTAGTGAATGATATCTTGCGTTTCACGTTCACGCCGGACACGACCGATAATAATTTCGGAGGTGTTCAATCGGGCGAGTCCATGAAATATAAATTGATGGCTGCTGACAATTATCGAGAACAACAGCAAGATCTTTTTGAAGCTGGGCTTATGCGACGTTTGCGCCTTGCTGTCAATATTTGGAAAATCCAAGGGAACGAAAGCACGGCTTACGAGCTTATCAACGATACGTCGATCGTATTCCGTCCGAATATTCCACAAAATGAAAAAGAGATTGTCGAAATGGTTCGCACGTTGTACGGAATCGTGAGCGAGCAAACGATATTCGAGATTTTGAATCAAGTAACTGGAATCGACGCAGAAGTCGAGCTCGAGCGTTTGAAGAATGAAACTAAAGAACAACTCGAAGTCTTGCCAAGGTTCGGAAAGCACGAAGAAAACGGAGAGGTGACAGATGACGAACAAATTGAAGAATCTGAAAATCCTCGAGGATCATGACCGCTATTGGATAGACCGAGCCCGTGAGATCTTCGAATACGTTGACCGGAAAGATATCAATTTCTTTGCTGAAATGGAAAAAATATATCGTGAGCAATCCGTGAGCCTTCAAAAGTCAGTATTTGACTTTTATACACGCTTCGCAGAAGATCACGAGATTACTTATCAAGACGCAATGAATCGTCTCCGCGGTGAGGACTTGAGCGATTATGCAGAAAACGCCCGACGTTATCGCGAGCAAGCGGAAAAAGATCCAGAACTTTTGAAGCGATTGAATGAGCAATACGCGTCAGCTCGGGCGGTACGTCTCCAAGTGCTAAATTCAGAGGCCGTCTATCGCGCCGGTGTACTAGCTGGTGCATTGCATAAGAGCTTCGAGAAATATCTCTATGACGTGGCAGAATACGCTTATCGTAAATCAGTAGGTGGCCGTGCGGGTGCAATCAACCGTCCAGCATTTGAAGAAGTTATCAAGACACCATTCAACGGCCGGAACTATTCGGAGCAACTTTGGGGGAATACTGACACGCTAGCAGATAGCCTGAAGAAGGTTTTCCGTCAAGGTTTCATTCGTGGAGATAGTCCCCATGAAATGGCTCGAGAAATACGAAAAGAGTTTAACGTGGCACGCTCAAGGGTTGAAACACTTGTCCGAACGGACGCAACAGCAATCATAAACCGCGCAACTATCAAGCGATATAAACGCGAAGGTTTGAAATACTATCGGATTCTGGTCGTTTTAGACAATCGGACGACTCAAATTTGTCGGCGAATTGCACAAGAAGATAAACTCTATAAACTCGAGGACGCGCAAGTCGGGGTTAATATGCCCCCGTTCCATTATAATTGCCGGTCAACAATTATGCCGGATGAAGGCGAATTGAACGTCGAAGGAGTAGAAGAAAGACCTGAAGACTATAGCGATAAATCAAAAGCGCTTTTTAGAAATAAAGATTCGAATAAGCGGCGCCCGATAAATATAGCAAGACAAAATCGTTTAACTAGAGATTTCAGACAAAGAGGAGGCGTGATTTTCCAAAGTCTAGAGGGTGACCAATATCTGAAGAAAGTTGGCGCGGCTGCTTTAAATTACAATGAGAAAACTATTATATTGCCTACAAAACCGACAATTTCAGAAGTGTTGGAAGAATTATATCATGCAGAACAGTATAGAAACGGGAAAATAGATCCAAACGATAATATTAGTAAAATAAAAGCTGAAATAGACGCGCAAAACTATTTACTTTCGGTAGAAAAGAGGTATAATATACCTAGAAACGAAAGTGAACAAACAAAGAAGAATCTGAAGTATTGGAAGGAGAAATTGAAAAAATATGAAGATTAAACATATTTTACAATTACCATTCGGGACGTCTGTTAATTTAGATGAAAATGTCCCCGAATCCGGAGTAGTAGGCAAGTCTTTGACCGTTGATTTTGAAAATTACTATAAAGTCGTGGGAACTCCAACAAATATTTTTTCAGAGGTCTTGATTTCAAAAGCAGAAACATTGATGGAAGGTCAAGAAGTTCATTTTGTATAAAATAAGCACTTAGATAATAATCTAGGCGCTTTTTTTATGCTCAAAATAAGAAAGGGGAATAATGATGAATATCTGGGACCTTGTTTCTTTGGTCGCTGGCTTAATCTGTTTTTTTATTTTGGTATTAGTGGGATGGGCCATTATTGCCGGGTTGATTGACGGAATTAAAAAAGCATACAAAGAACGTACAAAATAGATAAGGAGGTGATCCATTATCTTGACAAGCGGGAATAGACCGCTTTTTTTGTTGTCCAGACTATGCGGAAGACTTTAAAAGCTGCATTGTTTCGCCGCCGGGCGTAAAACGAGAATATCGATTGATGGCGTAACCATCGGAGGAAAATTAAATGTCAGAAAATACAAACGCAAACGTTGAGACTGAAGCACTTGAGCAAGACGTCACTCAAGAAGAACAAGTTGAAACGAAGCAAGAAAAGTCAGAGCGTACCTTCACACGGGCAGAATTCGGGAAGGCAGTCGCAGCGGAGATCGCGAAAGCTCGCGCAACTTGGGAATCTGAACAAGCAGAAGCCCTCGAGCTTGCAAAGAGCGAAGGTGAACGCCTCGCGAAGCTAACCAAGGATGAACGCGCCAAAGAAGAGGAAGAAAAACGAATCCAAGCAATCGAAGAGCGTGAGCGAGCAATCGCAGAACGAGAAATGAAAATGGCAACAATGGCGTTGCTAGTGGAAGAAGGGCTTCCACAAGAATTCCTTGGGCACGTCCTCGCTCCGACAGCCGAAGAAGTCAAAGCGAAAATTTCTGACTTACGAAATGTTTTTGACAAAGAAGTTGAAAAACGCGTCAATGAACGCTTAGTACAAAGCACCCCTCGTCGCGGGGCTATCAATGGGCTCACGAAAGAGGATATCATGGCGATTGAAAACGACGACGAGCGTCAACGAGCAATCGCTGAAAATATTCAATTATTTAGAAAGGGCTAGAATATGGCTGAAGCAAAACTAACAACAATGGCAAATCTGGGCGAAATTAAGTCTATTGATTTTGTCAATAAATTCTCAAAAAACATCAATGATCTATTGACACTTCTCGGTGTCACACGTCGTCAAGAATTGACAAGTGATCTCAAAATCCAAACTTACAAATGGACTGCGGACGTGAACGCAACCAACCCGGCAGAGGGTGAAGATATTCCGCTTTCTCAAATGGTTCGCACAAAAGCGCAAGCATACGAGGTCGCTTGGTTCAAAAAACGTCGTTCCGTGTCAGCGGAAGCAATCGCTCGTCACGGTGCGTCAGTAGCAATCACAGAAGCTGATACTCGTCTTATGCGCGAGATCCAAAATGGAATTAAGGAGCAATTCTTTACATTCTTAAAAACAAATCCAACTAAAAACAAAGGTAAAGGATTGCAAGGTGCGCTTGCTCAAGCGTGGGCGAAAATCGCAACCTTCAACGAATTTGAAGGATCTCCAGTCGTTACTTTCGTGAATCCGGTTGACGCTGCTGAATACCTTGGAAACGCTGGCGTAGGTGCTAACGCTTCTAACGTCTTCGGAATGACTTTGCTCAAGAATTTCTTAGGTATGCAAAACGTGATCGTGATGAACGGTGTACCAGAAGGAAAAATCTACACGACAGCAATCGAAAATCTCGTTTTTGCAAACTTGAACGTTGCAAGTGGTGATCTTGGTGGATTGTTTGCGGACTTCACAGATGAAACTGGACTTATCGCAGTAGCTCGCGATCGTGCATTGAAGAATCTCACTTTCGAGTCTGTATTCTTCGGAGCAAACGTTCTCTTTGCTGAAATTCCAGAAGGTGTCGTTGAAACAACAATCGAAAAAGTAACAGTAGTACCCGGCGGATAATTAAGAGGTAAACGATGGCAGCTATTGAACTAGAAAAAGTAACGAGAGAAATTCGTTTGTTAAAAGGAATTTCGGAAAGCGACAATGAGCAAGACGAACTTTTGGCCTTAATTGTGAAGGATAGTTTCGAGCGTGTTATCGCGTTCGTCAACCGCTTTTCGGACTTTCCATTGGCAGAATTGCCGGATAGCGTGAGTTATATTCTTCGTGATGTGGCTGTCAGTCGATTTAACCGCTTAAACTCTGAAGGGGCAACCGCTGACAGCGAAGAAGGCCGGAGCTTTACTTGGGAGGATAGCTATCTAACAGATGATAACAAGGTGATTTTAGAAAGCCTAGCAATCAAACACCGCGCCCGTGGAATCGCTAGATTTATTTAAAAAGGGGGCGCGTATGATTTATAGTGATCGCGTTGTTTTGATTTTTGAAACACGTCCGAGTGATGAACTATTTGAGAAAACGGGGAAGCGTAAGAGCTCCCCTATTCCTTGCATGAAAAACGACATGTCAAATTATGAAATGATGGGGCTGTTTGGTAAGTATGACTTTGACGCGTTCAAGTTACACTTGCAAGGAATCCACAAGGATTTTTCCGAAGTGATTTACAAAGGGCGTAAGATGAAAATCAAAGGCAAAAGATACCATCATAATAGCACGGTGATTTATTTATGAGTTTTACTTATAAAGTCAAGGGGCTCGATAAGTTCATTCGTCGCGTACAAGGTAAACCAAAACAGGCAAGGCGGGCAGTAAGCGCGGAGCTTCAACGTTCGGCCTTACGGGTTGAGCGTAAAGCTAAAATGAAAGCAGCAGTCGATACCGGATTCATGCGTAACGGTATCTTTGTTGCTCGTTTAGGAATGTTACGATACAAAGTAACGTCTCCAGCTGGTTATTCCGTCTATGTGGAGCTTGGAACGCGTAAAATGAAGGCGCAACCTTTCCTCGGTCCGGCAATGAAAGAAGAAAGTGAGGTTCTATTCAAGAACCTTCACAAAATGTTTAGGAGGTGATTTATGACTTTTGAAACACCTTCAGTAAAAGCGCTAGCGAATATTCGCGAAAAATTGAAGCCATTAGATATTCCGATTTACTTTAATCTTCCAGAACCGAAAACGCTAGAGCCGTTTATCGTTATCGGTCAAACGAGCTCTGACACGTCGAAAACAGTCCAAACGGGGCTTATTATCGAGGATTTAGGCGTTCAGGTGGATATATTCCTACCGGGCGATGAAAGTCGCGGAGAGGTCGAAAGAGTGCGCTCTGAAGCTATCAGGCGTATCGGAAGAAATTCGAGAATGGCTACAAATGTTTTAAAAGATAATACAGTAGGTCGAGAGGTCTATCATATCGTTTTAAATTTAACAGAAATAATTTATTAAAAAAGGAGTTTTAAAATATGAGTGAAGCAGAAGACAAGGCAAAAATTAAAATTACGATTGCGAAGCCAATCGTAGGTAAAAAAGTATTTTACTTTATTCAATCAATTCACGCAGAAAAAGGCACGGGAGCAATGCTTCCAGCTTACCGCAAAGATGGTTCTACTACTATGGGTGGGGAATACATCGACGAGCAAACACAACAAGGGCGTTTGCTTGAAAAAGCAACTGACGAGCACTCAATCGAGTTGACTCAATACTTTGCACCAAAAGATCCATCAGTTCAAGTTGTTTTGGACGCTCAAAAAACGGGTGAATCAGTCAAAATCTGGCGTGTTATCGTTGACGAAAGCGTAAAAGACACGTCAACTGGTAAAGACACTTATCCAGCGCAATTCGGTTACGGTAAAATCACAGACGATATCGAATTTGACGACGCGATTGATGGATTTACTGAACTTAACTATACAGTCGGTATCGTTGGACGTCTTCGCGATGGTAAGTTCCCGCTTTCAACGGACGAAATCAATATGCTTAATGAAGTATATGATTACCAAAATCCAGGCGAAACAACCGGCGATTACAACAACATCACACGCTAATTTTTCAAGCAAGAGGGCCGTCAAAAGCCCTTTTGCTTTTATTTTTTTAACTAAAAGGAGTATAAACTATGGAATTTACAGTCGGAAGCCGTGCAATCGAAATTAAATTTGATTATATGCTTATGTTTAAAGTCAATCGTGAATTATCAAGTCGCGACGAAAACGGACAACCAAACGAAGACGGCGTAGGCGCTTTATTCCTTCGAGTAGTTGAGCGTAACGATTCAGCATTGGTTGATTTAATCAAGCTATGCGCTTTTAAGAAAGCAAAAGCTGTATCAGAGGAGGAAGCGTTGACAGCTATTTCTGCTAAATTGGAAGAATTGGGCGCAACAACTACCGAGCCTATCTTTAAAGCTATTGAAGAAGAAATGGTGGATTCAGGTTTTTTCAACGAAAAAGTTTTGAAGTATATCGAGAAGCTAGAGTTGGCCTTGAAGTATTTGAAGGCGAAAGCAGAAACAGCACAAGACCAAGCGACGGCACAATTCCAGATCGAGCAAACGGAAGCTCAAATTGGAAGGTTGAAGAACGCAATCTCTTAATCGAGTGCGCTCGTTTAGGTTTGACAGATACACGAATCATTTATTCTTGCAGCAAAAGGGAGCTTGACGCGATTCGTGAAGGTCTATACTATCGCAGTATTGAAGAAAGAGAAAATCTTGTCGAGCTTGCCTTTAATTTACGATACACACTTAACGCGAAAAAAGCAGAAGTAAGTAAATTGAGCAAGAAAAAGGACCGCGATAAAGTCAGACGCTTATTCAGTCCGAAAGACAACGACAAGAGAAATAACGAGGATTTACTCGCGAAAATCGAACGATTGAACGAGCATTTCCTAAATAGACATTAAAAAAGAAAAAAGGAGGTGAAGTGATGGCTTTTGATGGATCAATCGAAGCCCTTATCGGTGCGGATTTAACCGAATACGATAAGGCGATGAACGAGGTCGTTAATTCAACTAAAAAAGCGTTTGAAACAGCGGCACAATCAGCTTCTAAAAGCGCCAATCAGATGATTCGCGAAGTTGGGGAATTGATGAATCGACTAGCAAATAGCAATCAATCGATAGGCTCTAAAATCGGTCAAGGTCTGACTGGTGGTGTGAAAATCGCTATTGGTGAGCTTCAGCGTATCGCTTCTAACATCGGCGCAAAATTGCCCGAACCCTTGAGAAATGGACTTATCCGTCTATCAAATGATATAAAAGGCATTTTTGGGACGATGAAAAACGAAATTTTATCGTTCGGTTCAAAAGTTAATTCAGGGTTTAAAAAAGCGTTTAGTTTTGATATCGCAAACGCGATAAAATCACCAAAGGGTGCTTTTGCAGAAATGGCGAACAGTATCGACTCGATGGCGACACGAATCAGCTCGAAAGCTCATTCAATCGGTTCGGTATTTGCGAATTCTGCTCAAAATATGAGTGGACCTTATAAGACCGCGTTTAATGACATTGCCAATAGTTTAGCAGCTTTCGAGGCTCGCGTTTTGTCAGCAGCGCAACGAGTGACAAGCTCGCTCGGTCAAAGGGTTTTAAATCCTATCAATTCTTCATGGTCTAGCTTGTTTTCAGGCTTGACGACAAAAGTAAACAGCTTCGCAGATCGAGTTAGTAACTCATTCGGTGGGCGTTTGTTATCAGCAACGAACAAGCTCGCGACACAAGTCGGAGGGACGCTCGGAAATGCGTTTCAAACAACTGGGCAGAAAGCTGTTAGTGCTTTAACTGGAATTGTAAGTCATACGAACAGCGCTACAAGTGCTTCTAGTGGGTTATTGAAACAAGTTATCGGAGTTGCTGCTGCATATAAGGCTTTTGATCTTGGAAAACAAGCAATCAAGAGCACTATTTCAAAAGCGGCCGAGTTCGAGGCTAAAATGAGCAATATCAAGGCTGTTACTGGCGAAAGCGAAGAAACGATGAAGAAATTCAACGACGCAGCTATTAAAGCCGGGGCAGACACAGCCTTTTCAGCAGCAGAAGCAGCGGACGCCGTGGGAGAACTAGCAAAAGCTGGGGTTTCCACTCAAGACATCCTAAACGGTGGACTTACCGCGTCGCTTAACTTAGCAACCGCCGGGGAGCTCGACTTGAAGGAAGCAGCGGAAATTACTTCGACAGCCTTAAACGCGTTCAAGCGTGACGGTATGACTGCAACACAAGCAGCAGACCAACTGGCGGGAGCAGCAAACGCTTCAGCGACAGACGTCCACGAATTGAAGTATGGGCTCTCTATGGTCGCGCCGGTCGCTTCAGGGCTTGGCTTATCATTCCGTGATACCACAAACGCCCTCGCAGTATTCGCGCAAAACGGACTTAAAGGCTCAGACGCTGGGACATCGCTCAAGACAATGCTTATGAACTTGCAACCGACAACTAAAGGGCAGTATAAAGCGATGCAAGCGCTCGGAATCATTACCGAGGACGGAGCGAACCAATTCTTCACAGCAGAAGGAAAAGTAAAATCGTTCGCGGAAATTTCTCAAGTTTTGAAAGATAAGCTGGGAGGTTTAACGGACGCAGAAAAACAAATGGCCTTGAAGACGTTATTCGGTACGGACGCGGTGCGTGCTGCAACTATCGCAATGAACGAGGGAGCAGACGGCGCGAATAATATGCAAGCCGCTATCGATAAGGTAACAGCGGCGCAAGTAGCGGCGGAAAAATTGAACAACTTAAAAGGGGCTATCGAGGCCTTGAGTGGTTCGTTTGAAACGTTACAAATTAAGGTCGGGACGGCAGTCTTGCCGGTTCTTACAACGTTAGTAAAATACGTTGATAAGCTAGTGGATAAAATTTCCAACTCTAAAGGCTTGCAAACATTCCTTGACGCTTTAAACTCATTGAATCCAGCTCTTAATCAGTTTTTGAACGGAACAAAAATGACCGAGGAACAAGCAGGCAAATTTGAAAGCACAATGGTAAGGCTAAAACCGGCTATTGCTGGCGTGGTAGGTGCTTTTGCGTTTGGTCCAGCGGTTAGCAATCTTACCTCACTCTCTAAAGGATTGGGGTTTGTTGCTTCTAAAACGCTAGAATTCGGAAGTGTTGCTTTTAATACATTTGAAAGCGTTGCTGGTTCTGTTATCAGTTTTAGTAGCAAAATAGGGGGAATTCCTAGAATTCTAGGCCGTGTTGCCGGAGAAGGAATAGGAATTTTGTCCGTGATGTCAAGTGGAATTTCTTCAGTTATGGGAATCGCTCTTGCTGCTATTGGTCCAGCAGCTATTTTCGGGCTTGTTGTTGCCGGTTTAGGTTTAATCAATTACCAATTCGGACATCAAATCGATCAGTTACTAAACACGGTTACAACTAAAGGACCACAAATTATTCAAAATCTTGTTTCGAGTATCACGTCAGAAATTCCGGCATTTATCGCTTCCGGTGCGGAGTTAATCGCAAAACTAGCGCAAGCCTTTGCGACAATGTTTCCGGTGATTGTAAACGCTGGGATTCAGCTTATCGCTAGCTTAGTACAAGGGGTAGGGCAAAGTTCCGGCTCTTTGATATCTTCAGCGATAACAATAATCGGAACGCTTGTAAATACGTTACTATCAGCATTACCACAGTTGATTTCTATCGGTATGCAATTACTGGTAAACGTGACACAAGGGATTTTGCAAAACATCCCGCAGTTACTCACAACAGCTCAACAAATTGTAACGAACTTTATCAATAACTTGCAAGCAAATTTCCCTCAAATTTTAGAACAAGGGATTCAGATTTTGATGAATATCGTAAAAGGTATCGTTCAAGCGTTACCGACGATTATTCAAATTGCAACACAAGTTATTGTCGGATTCATTCAAACGATTATCCAAAACTTACCGGCTATCTTGCAAGGTGGTATTCGTTTAATTGTTACCTTGGTTCAAGGTTTAATTCAAGCATTACCACAGATTGCACAATCTGGCGTACAAATTATCGGGCAGTTAGTCACAGGAATCGTTCAGGCCTTGCCTCAACTAGTGATGGCCGGGATTCAGCTTATCGTTCAGCTTGTCGCGTCTATTATTACGGGATTGCCGAAGGTATGCGCAGCAGCGGGCGAAATTATCATGGGGTTTGGAAAAGCAGCGCTCGAGTTTATTCCAAACGCGCTTAAAGGCATAGGCGAAGCAGTAGGGAACTTCTTCGGTGGTCTATGGGATTTTGTTTCCGGCAAGTCGGAAGAAGGCGGAGCGAAGGTTCAAGCAGCAATCAATACGACGTCAGACAATATCGAAGCTCGAAGCGGAACGACAACGGCTAAAATAACCGCGGACTCTTTCCTCGCAAATACGGGCGTGAGCACAAATTACCAACAAATGCAATCGAGCGTTAGCACGTCCACGGACGCTATGTTAATGGACGTCAACAATAATATGCTGGGTATTACCAATAGCGCTACAACACAGACTACGACAATGCAGCAAAATGTTTTGTCAAACTTTGGTCTTATGAACGCAAACGGAACTTTGCAAGCTCAACAATTCGCAACAAATAGCGATATGGCGTTTACACAAGCGCAAACAAACGCGACAACTCAAACGAGCGCCATGAGCTCGAATGTTGTTTCAAATGTTAGCGATTTAAACGCAAACGCAAGCTATCAACTAGATCAGTTACTTAATAATGCGAACGCTAGCACGGCCGGCGTATCGACTACCGCGAACACGAACGCTTCTATTGCAAATTCTGGAGTTGTTTCTAATTTCCAACAAATGCAAGCGGGCGCAACAGCTGCAACCAATACGTTAGCAACAAGCGCGGAATCTGATTTCAATCGTGTTTCACAAAGCGCGGAACAATCAAGCGCGCAATTATCGCAGTCGATTGCGAAAAATTATCAAGAAATGCAAAATACAGTTGAGAAAGCTATGCAAGCGACAGCTCAAGCGGTTCAAACTGGACTTGATAAAATTTCACAAGTTAGCAATCAAAGCGGTTCGCAGATGGCTAAAGCGTTCAATGATACGTTTAGCAATATTACGACAAGCGCAGCTAGCGGAATGAACTCTTTTGTTAGCACAATACAAGCTGGACTTTCTCAGGTTATGTCGCTAGCTTCTAGTGCGAACAATAACATTACCGCAACGTTCAGATTCCTTCCGGCCTTATTGAACTTAGTCGGATATAATGCTGGAATTGGTTTATATAATGGACTGGCTTCAATGGCTGGGGCTCTGTATTCACTAGCGAATAGTATTGCTTCAAATATTGCGGCAACCATGCGGGCAGCTCTCTCTATTCATTCACCTTCACGGGTTATGGATAAGATAGGGGGCTTCACGGGTGAAGGACTCTATAACGGTATGTCTAGCTGTCCTTCACCCGTTAAGCCCCCTATCT